ATAACATATGTCTTCAAATATAGAAATGGTTAATGGTCCTAAACATTATGGAGGAGCCGATAACCCATACGAGGTAATAAAAGTTTGTGAGGCTTGGGGATTGGATTATGACGCATACCTTTTTAATGTAGTAAAATACGTTGCAAGAGCAGGTAGAAAAGATGTTACTAAAGAACTCGAAGACCTCAAAAAAGCAGCATTTTATTTAGACCGAAAAATCAAAAACTTAGAAAAATGATTATTTGGTTAACAGGTCAACCAGGTTCAGGTAAGACAACAATCTGTGAAGAAATTCTTAAGATTAGAGACTATAGAGTCTTCCATGTTGACGGAGATGACTTGAGAGATTTATTCGAAAATAAAGATTACTCAGAAACGGGTAGAAGAAAAAATATTGAACTTGCTCAACAAATAGCACAATACCTTCATAACCAAGGTAAAGATGTTTTGGTTTCTTTGGTCTCCCCATATAAAGACCAAAGAGATAGGTTCAAAGAAAAGATGGGGGATAACCTTGTTGAGGTTTATATTCACACGACAGAAATTAGAGGTAGAGAAGACTTCTTTGTTAAAGAATATGAGAAACCAACAGAACGATATCTTAGCATTAATACAACAAATGAAAGTGTTGAAGAATCGACAAAAAAAGTGTTAGATTATGCAAAAAATTCACGTAGAGGGAGACCCTAAGTTAAAAGATACTGGTTCAAAACAATATTCAATGTTCATAGGTCGTTGGCAACCATGGCACTCTGGACACAGATGGTTGATTGACCAAAGACTCAATGAGGGGAAAAATGTTTTGATTTGTATTAGAGATATTGAACCTGATGAGAAAAATCCATTCTCTGCTCAAGAGGTTGAATCAAACATCAAAAAAGAACTTTGGCAACTTCTTGGTAATGAAAGAGTTAAAGTTATAATCATACCTGATATAGAATCAGTTAATTTTGGTAGAGGTGTTGGTTACGATATTATTGAACACATACCACCACAAGAAGTCAGTGAAATATCTGCAACAAAAATTCGTGAACAAATGAAACAGGAGGGTAAACTTTAATGGAAACAAATAAAATATATAACGGAGATTGTATTGAGGTCATGAAGACCATGACTGAAAGTTCGATTGACTTGATAGTTACCTCTCCACCTTACGGTGTTGGGATTGCTTACGATACGCATAACGATGACGTACCATTTTCAGAGTACAAAGAATTTTCAAAGAGTTGGTTGACCGAAGCCTATCGAGTGTTAAAAGATGATGGTAGAATTGCTTTGAACATTCCTTATGAAATCAATCGTCAAGATAAGGGTGGTAGAATATTCATGGTTGCAGAACTTTGGAGTATCATGCAATCTATTGGCTACAAATTCTATGGACTTGTTGACCTGAACGAAAATTCACCACACAGAAGTAAAACAACTGCTTGGGGTTCATGGATGTCTCCATCTGCACCATATATCTACAATCCCAAAGAGTGTGTAATTTTGGCTTATAAGAAGAATCATATTAAGAAGATTAAGGGAGAACCTCAATGGAAGGGAGACATCGTTGACCTTCAACAAGAAGACGGGACAACTAAGAAAAAGACAATGTATCAAGAGGAGGACAAGAAAGAATTTATGGAATTGGTGTACGGTCAGTGGGATTACTTCGCAGACACAAAACAAATGACTAAGGCAACCTTTTCTATGGACATCCCAATGAAGGCTATTAAGATATTAACATATAAGAATGATTTGGTGTTGGACCCTTTCTGTGGCTCTGGTACTAGTGTTGCCGCGGCAGAGATATTACACAGAAGATGGATAGGTATTGAACTGAGTCCAAACTATACAGAAGTGGCGAGAGGACGAGTTCAACACTTTGTTGATAAAAACAAACAACTGAAATTAGAAATGAAAGGGTCGTAAGACCCTTTTTTTGTTTCTATGGATATTTATAAAGAAAAAATCTCTCAATGCCTGAGTATATTATTTCAAGTTCACAGTTGGAGTTCATAAAAAACAAAGTAGTAAGTGAAACATCTTATGATACTATCTCTGAAAAGTGGGAAAAACTTACAGAGGAAGAGAAAAAAGTTGTTGTTGATGTACTCAATTATTTATACCCACAAAGAAAAAATCTAAAGGAAGCCAAATGGTACAACACAGCTATGGATTTTTTAGGGCTTGTTGACCCAACACCAATCACAGACAGTATCAATGCGATTTCATATTTTACACAGGGGGATACTTTATTCGGTATTCTTAGTTTGGTTAGTGCAATACCATATTTCGGAGACGTTGTTGGAAAATCTATTTTGGGAGCGGCGAAAATCGGTACTAATTCTACAAAAGCATTAGATAAAGCATTGAAGATTATGAAAACAGCGGCACCTGGTAGTAAACAATATATGGCGGCTGGTAAGTTGATAGATGATTTTGCAAAGGCACCAAACGCCCTTGGTAAAATGATTCAGAAATTTGGTGGTAAGACAGGAGACAATGTAATTAGTACGTTAGACGCATTACCATTAGGACCATTTAGTGGGATGAAAAATGTTATGACGGACTACTTGAAGATTCTTCAAAAAGCTGGTCAAAAAAGTGTGGGTGTTAAAGGTTTAGCCACAAGTCTTGTACCTGATTTCGCTAAAGGAACTGCAAAGGCAGCAGACGTTCAAGTACTTATTGATGCCGTTAAAACTACAAAAATATTCGATGCTGCGACATTATCTAAACCTGGCGCCTTGAGTCAGATATTCTTTGGAGGTATTCCGAGACTATTCAGAAGTCCTGAAGGTAGAAGAATCAAAATTTTGATGGGTCAAACGAAATGGTGGTTAGGATTCTTAGACTATATTGGTATAGGAAACTTTGTTGGACCTGAGGAATTATCTAAACAAATGGGTGACGCTCAAATGATGAAGAAAATTGAGCAATACAATCAAACACCACAAGCCCTTGAAAATTTCGATGACCAATTTGGAAAGGCGGACAGACAAGGAGATGCACAGAAAAAATACGGAGACATTACTAAATTCAACAGAGACCAACAAACATCGGCACCTGTTTCACAACCACAACCACAACCTTCAGCACCTGTTGCACCATCGGCACCAACATCGTCTGCAGAACCAGTTAAAGACCCATTAGCGGGATTTTTAAAGAATATGTTATTGGGTAGATTAAACCCAATTCCAGGAATCTAATACTTATTATTATGAAAGAAGAATTAATTAAAAAACTAGTACAAATCCAATTACAATGGAGATTTCTTCATTGGCAAACATTTGGTGATGCAAAACACAAAACTTATGGAAAAATACATGACGGACTCGGAGATTTAATAGATGATTTTACTGAGGCAATGATGGGAAAATATGGTAGACCTGAGTTCGAACCTGAGTTTGCACTTATGTTTCAAGATATTAGTGCATTGAGTGTTCAAAACTTTATGGACGGAATAACTGAGTTTTTAGTTGGTATGAGTGACCAATTAGATTCAAGATACGATACTGACTTACTTAATCTTAGAGATGAGATGTTAGCTCTAATCAATAAATCAAAATATCTTTTAACACTTAAATACTAATGGCAAAAATTATCAAGTTGACTGAGGCGGATTTGAAAAAAATAGTAAAAAAAGTCATCAGTGAACAAAAAGACAAAAAAATTACAGTTGTAACACCTGGTTCAAATGCCCAAGCGGAAATCAAAATGGATGCAGAAGGTAATAAAATTTTAGTTGTAAGAACTGAGACAGGTCGTGAACAATCTATGAAAGTTAAGACTGCATTACCTAAAGGAACATTTATGTTTGAGATGGGTAAAGATGGTGAGAGAATGTTCGGATATGAACCTAAAACAAAAAAGAAATTCGAAATATTTTCGATTGAATTGAAATAATGAAAAGAATTCTCAAGGAAACAGGAATCAGAGATATTAAAGCGTTGAGTAATAGATACCCAAAAGCTGAGATATATTTCCACCAAGATTTGGATGGAGTAACAACTGCCATTGCAATGAAGAAGTACCTTGAGGATAATGGTATTGACGTTGTTGGGGCACACGTAATTCAATATGGTGATAAAGAATTTTCCGTTAAGAAAAATGATGCTTTAGGAGACACAATGCCAGTTTTAGTGGACTTTGCACATGGTAAACCAATGTTCAAAATTCATACTGACCACCACGACAAACAAGTGGGGGCTGAAAAAGAAACATCTAAATCATTCAGGCAAGCACGTTCAAATGTTGAAACAATATCTCAAATTGTTTCACCGAGAGACTTATTCCCATCTTCAGACATCACACTTATAAGCACAGTTGACTCTGCGGATTTTGTTAAACAAGGTCTAACACCTGAAAATGTGGTAAATTACCTTTTCAGGTTAGATAAAGAAAAGTCTTTGTCGGAAAACAAAATGTTGTTGGGATTAGTAATCAACAAATTGATATTAGCGTTTAAGAATAAAAAAGGATTTATGGAGGACTTAGTTATGAACTCTGAGCCTTCATTACTTTCAATCTTGAACAATATCAAGTCATGGATGAAAGCCACAAACGCAGAAAGTCAAGATGTCTTACAAAAGAGGTCTGATGACTATTACCAACAAATGAAAAACTACCCAAAAAGAGTTTATCAAGACGGAATCATTTTCCAATACGGTGCTGGAAGTATGAAGAGTGGTTCATACGACAGATACACTCCTTTTAGAGTTTACCCTGAAGCTGACTTTATAGTATTGTTATGGCCGATGGGGTTATTACAAGCGTCATGTAATCCATTCAAAAAAGAAAGACAACTCAAAGGTGTTAATCTCGGAGAAATTGCTCAAGAAGTTTTAGCAGAATATGAGCCAGCACTTAAGAAAAGAATTATTCCTCTATCAACAATGAAGTGGTTGAGCGAGGTATCAGTTGGTCCTGATAGTGTTGGATTTACGTTCAAAGATTTCGATGCATTATTTGGTGGGAAATTCCAAATGATTGAA